GAATATCAAAATGCAGATAAATTAGAATTTTCTGCAATTGATACTGACAAAGATGTAATTTAATTGCATGTATTGGCTGGGCTTAACGGCCCAGCTAAATCTATGCCTTACAGAATAGGAGATTATGTCAGCAGAAGGATTATTGAAATTTCACACATTTAATATAGATAGCAAATGGTTAAAGCTTATTAAATCTGGTGAAAAGAAGTCAGAAATTAGAAGATATTATTTACCATTAGAAAATAAAAAAGTTGGTTTAATTAATAATGATACTGATAAAATAGAATTAATTATTACTATTGGTATGGTATTAGATTTAAAAGGATTAGATGAAGAGGATTTAGAATTAATATTTGAAGAAGCTAAAATTGATGAAGATTTTAGAAAATATTATCCTTGTAACTATTTATACACAATTAAAAAGGTTGAAGTTGTACATTAATTATGAAAACAATTATATTAACATTATGGTTTATAAGTGGTGGTTCAATTGACTTAAATATTAAAGTTGAGCCTGGTGATTATTGCGAAGATGCATTAATGAAAACTGTTATTTGGAAAGAAAATCCAAATTATAAACCAGGTAATTATGAAATATGGGGTTATTATACCTATAAAAATAAACCTATATTTGCACATACTTGTATGAACAAGGATAAGAAAAGTTATTTTTATTATAATGAAGGAGAATAATATGATTATAGGAATTGCAGGATATAAAGGATCTGGAAAAGATTCAATTGCAGAAGTATTACAAACATCTTTTGGTTTTGAAAAAATGTCATTTGCACAACCAATTAAAGATCTAATACATTATACATTTGGTATAGATAAAGCTATATTATCTGGTGATGGTGGTGAAAGAATATTTAGAGAACAACCATTACCTGATTGGTTTTATTTATCTCCAAGAGATTTTATGCAAAAAATTGGTATGGCATTTAGGAATGAATTACATCAAGATATATGGGTAAAAGTATTGGAAAGAGATATTAAAAGCTCAAAAAGAAATATTGTTATACCTGATGTAAGATTTAAAAATGAATTAGAATTAGTTAACAAATATGGTTTTTGTGTTGGTGTTCATAGACCAGGTTATAATGGAGATGAACATGAATCTGAACATGGCTTAGATGATGTTGAATTTTCTAAGGTGTTTAAAAATGATAGTTCACAAGAAATGCTTTATGCACAAGCTTACAACTACTTTAAGGATAAATTAAAATATGAAAATAATATATGATATCGAAACAAACGGTTTAATAGATACAGTAAGTAATATTTGGATTGCTGTTACTAAAAATATTGAGACAAATGAATTAGTTACATTTAGTGATTATGACCCAAATAGCAGACCGTTAAATGAATTGATACCATATTTAGATAAATGTGAAGTAATTATTGGTCATAATATTATTGGTTATGATAATGTTGTATTACACAAATTATTAAATTGGAAACCTAATAATATTAAATTTATAGATACAATGTTATTATCACAAATGAATAATTATAGAAGAGAAGGAAAACATTCATTAGGTAATTTTGGTAAAATACTTGGTGATGCAAAAGGTGACTTTAAAGAATTTGATAAATATTCAGAAGCAATGAAGACTTATGCAATTCAAGATGTTAATTTAAATCATAAAGTTTATAATTATGTAGTTAAAGAAGCACATGAATTAATTACAAATAGACCTACTTATAAAAAGGCATTACAAACTGAACATGCTATAGCTGAATTATGTTCTGAACAAGTTAAAAATAAATGGAAGTTTAATTTACCATTAGCTAAAAAGCATTATGAGTATTTAACTTCTGAAATGAAAAAAATTGAAGACAAAGTTAATCCAACTTTAAAACCTAGAAAAGTATTTATTGATAAGGAGCCTAAAACAGCTAAATATTTACAAGATGGTAGATTTAGTTCTGTTAGTGCAAGAATGTTATCACAATTTTTAGGTGAAGAAATTAAACAAACTGATACTAATAAATGGAACCCTAATGATACATTTCAAAGATATGAAATGATTGAAGCCGATCTTGGTAATATGGAACAAGTTAGAGGTATGTTATTAGATAGTGGTTGGAAACCTACACAATTTACACCAAAAGGTGAACCAAAAATAACAGAAGATAGTATACATACTATTGAGGGTGATTTAGGTAAAGAAATATTACATTATTATAGTTTAAGAAGCAGACATTCAGTTTTGAAAGGCTGGATTGAATTAGCTGAAGAAAATAATGGACGTGTTTATGTTGAAGCATTTAATGTAGGTACACCAACATTTAGACAAAGACATTCTAAAATTGTAAATGTTCCTAATGTTAATTCATTTTTTGGAAAAGAAATGAGAGAATTATTTACAGCTGATGATGGTAAAGTAATGGTTGGTTGTGATAGTGCTGGTAATCAAATTAGAGCATTATGTCATTATTTAAATAATAAAGATATAAATGAACATGTTTTAAATGGTGATATACATCAAAGAACAGCAGATATTGTAGGTGTTACTAGACAATTAGCCAAGAGCCTATTATATGCTACAATTTTTGGTGCCGGTTTTGCTAAATTAGGAAAAATGGTAAATGGAATTGAAGATTTAGAAAAAGGTAGAGAAGTTAAAAATAAATTATATGTAGCCTTTCCTGGATTGAAAGAATTAAATAATAGATTAAATAAATTTTTTTATACAACACAAAATAAAGATGGTATGGGTTTTATTCCAGCATTAGATGGAAGAAAAATATATGCTGAATCTTCATTTAAATTGTTAAATTATTTATTACAAGCATATGAAGCAATTACAGTTAAATCAGCTGTTGTTAATGCTTTTAAAATGTTTAAAGAAGAAAATTTAAATGTTGATATGCTTGGGTTAATTCATGATGAAGTTCAAGTTCAAACTGTACCAGAAAATATAAAAAGAGTTAAAGAAATATTATCTTATTCATTTGGTGATTTTATTACTAAAGAATTAGATTTAAATATTCAAATGGCAGGTGATGCTAAAGAAGGGAATAATTGGTATGAAACCCACTAATAAAATAATTGGTATTGTTGATGGTGATGTATTGGTATATAGAGCTTGTAACAAATCAATAAAGGATAATTTAGATGTAAGAAAAACATTTGATCAAATATATGATGAAGTAAAAATGAACACTGCTTGTGATGAATATAGTTTACATATTTCAGGTGGTGGTAATTTTAGAAAAGAAATAGAACAAACTTTTTTAAAATATAAAGGTAAAAGAAGAGATAAACCTGATAATTATTTAGAATGTCGGGATTATGTTGCTAAAAAATATAAACCTATTATGGTTCCAAATTATGAAGCAGATGATACTGCCTCTGTTGAAGCATATAAGTATATTAAAAATAATCAATTATATATGCTTATTACTTTAGATAAAGATTGGAAAACTATAGGTGGTTTATTTTATAATTTATTACACAATAATTTATCAGCTGTTTCTAAAATTGAAGGAATAGAATTTTTTCATCAACAATTATTAACAGGTGATGCTGTAGATAATATACCAGGTATTGAAGGTGTTGGTCCGGTAAAAGCTAATAAAATATTAAAAGATAAATCTTTAATTGAACAATTTGAAGCTGTTATTAAAGCTTATAAAAAACATTATCCTGATGATGCTATATCAAGATTAAATGTTATGGGTACAATGTTATATTTAATTAAAGATTTTAAAGATCATTCTAAATGGTCTATAGATTATTGGAAAGAATATCTTAATGCCGTTTAATCAAAAAAGGTATAATCAATCTATTAGAGGTATAGCTGTTACTGCTTGTAAAGCTTCTAAAAGGCGTGCTAAAGATAAAAATTTACCGTTTGATTTAACTTCTGATTATTTAGAATCTATATTTCCTAAAGATTGTATATGTCCAATCTTAGGTTATAAAATGGAAGTATCTGATATAGCCTTAGGCCGGTTAAGTCCAACATTAGATAGGATTGAACCTAAATTAGGCTACATTAAAGGCAATGTAGAATTTGTTTCGAATATAGCAAACTGTATGATGACTTCTGCTACTGGTAAAGACATCAAAAGGTTTGTTATATGGGCAAGTAAAAAATATAATATAAAGCGAGAGGAAATATATGGGTAAAGACACATCATTTATAAAACATACAAGTTGTGAAAGTTGTGGTTCATCAGATGCAAATGCTGTTTATTCTGATGGGTCAGCTTATTGTTTTAGTTGTAGAAAAAACACAGCACCTGGAACACAAGATATTGAAGTAGAATTTAATGTAATTCAGTCACAATTAACATTGGATGAAATAGAACAGTTACCAATAGATACATTTAGAGGTATATCCAAAAAGGTTTTATATAATGCTGGTGTTAAAATAGAATATGATGATAAAAGAAATATAACAAGTCATTATTATCCTATAACCGTAAATAAAAAAGTTAAAGCATATAAGAAAAGAATAGTTGTTACTAAAGACTTTAGGGTTATTGGTAAAGCTGAAGTACCTGAGTTATTTAACCAAGTTAATAGTGGTAAAAGAAAAAACTTAGTTATTACTGAAGGTGAAGTTGATTGTTTATCAATATTAGAAATGCTTACAAAAGCTAAGGCTCAATTTGATGTTGTATCAATTGTTAATGGAGCCCAAAGTGCTAGAAGAAATATTGCATCTAATTTAGACTTTGTTAATAAATATGAAAAAGTATTTATTGCATTTGATAATGATGAGCATGGCATTGAGGCTGCAAAAGATGTTGCACATATTATTAAACCTGGTAAAGCACATATTGTAAATAGTATTCATAAAGATGCTAATGAAGCTTTATCAAAGGGTTTAATTGATGAATATTTACAAGATGTATGGGGTGCTAAAGTATATAAACCTGATGCATTTATTACTGGTGAAAAAATATGGCAAGCATTTAAAGAAAGATCTGAAATTAAATCAGTTGCTTATCCTGATTGTTTAAAAGGTTTAAATGATAAATTATTTGGAATGAGATTAGGTGAAATTACTTTATTTACATCTGGTACAGGTTCAGGTAAATCAACAGTTGTTAAAGAAACTATTTTAAATTTATTAGAAAAAACTGAAGATAAAATAGGTTTAATATCATTAGAAGAATCTATTGGTGATACAGCAACTAAATTAATTGGTATGTCTATTATGAAAAATATTAGAATGCCTGGTGATGTAACTGATGAAGAAGCTAGAAAAGGTTATGAAAAAGTATTTGGTGATGAAAGATTAATATTATTAGACCACCAAGGATCTGTAGCTGATAGTTCTTTATTGGATAGGATTGAATATTTAGCAGCTTTAGGTTGTAATTATTTAATACTTGATCATATTACAATTGCTGTTAGTGAAGGCGTTGATGGAGCAACAGGTAATGAAGCTGTTGATAAAGTTATGTCTTCTTTATTAAAGATTGTTAAAAGGTATAATATTCATTTAACTTTAATATCTCATTTAAGAAAAAGTTCTGGAGATGGTAAGTCATTTGAAGAAGGTGTTATGCCTAATTTAGATTCTATAAAAGGATCTGGAAGTATAAAACAAATAAGCTTTGACATTATAGGTTTTGCTAGAAACATGATGGCTGCTGAAAAACAAGATAGAAATATAGTTAAATTTGCTGTATTAAAGTCTAGATTTAGTGGTGATACAGGTATGTGTGGACAAGCAACTTATAATGTAGACACAGGAAGATTAAATTATAATGAAAGTAATTTAGCTTTTAAAGAAGTGTTATAACCAGTTTCGGTTAGAAGTTAGAGCTGTAAGTAAGACCTTATTGAGGCAACAGCTAACAGACAATGGTAGGTGGATGAGCAATAGGCTTTTCCTCTCTCGGCCTACATCACTACTAGTAAACCGAAGCAGCTGAGCAACCTGTTTAAAAGGCTCACAAATAAAGGACATATGAAAAATAAAAAATATAAACCGTTACCCGATTCATTAACAATAAAAAAATCAGATATTGAAGGCTTAGGTATATTTGCTACTAAAGATATAAAGAAAAATATTAATTTAGGAATGATGCATTATATATCTGAAGAATATAAAACAATTATAAGAACACCATTAGGTGGATTTATTAATCATAGTAATAAACCAAACTGTATAAAGGAAAGGGAAGATTGTATATATCATGAAGAAACTCATTTAATCACGAATAGATTAATTAAAAAAGGTGAGGAATTAACTGTTAAATATACAATGTATAAAGTATGATGGAACAATTAATATTAGCATTAAAGGCCCATGCTAAAGGGCATATAGAAAAACATAAAGCAAATGTAATTTTATTATTACAAAAATCAACAGGTATAGCTGAGCATCCTGATATTATTGAAACTATAGAAAAAGAATTAGATATAATAGCTAAATATGATGATCAATTAGAAATGATCAAAAAATATTTTGAATGATTACAGGGTGGCTTTTATACCACCCTATAATTTAAATTTTATTTTTTACCACCTCTAAATATTTGTGTACCTTTTATACCATATATACTGGCAACAACTAGTATCCACAAATTGGTAAACCAACTAGGTAACTCAGAAAAATATTGAAAAAATAATTTTATTTTATCCATAGCAGTTGGATCATCCGATACCACTGCCCAAGCCAAAATTAAAATTGGAGCCGAAAGTATAATTAAAACAAATTCATCTTTCCAATCCGATTGTCTGGCCTCTAATAATTTCCCCTGATATTCTGTTTCCCCTTTAGCCATTTTAGCAGCATGTGTATGTTGCGCATCTGCCATAGCCATTTTGGTTTCTTGCCGCTTCTTATAAACATGAGAGGCGGCATTTAAACCTAATTTTAAAGCACTAAACCACATATTATCTCGCTGTACATGGTATGTTGTTTGAACCTACTA